AGAGATGGCATTCTCCATCGAAAAGATTGCTGTTACTGCACGTAGCCGTGCTTTGAAAGCAGAATACACAATGGAACTTGCACAAGACTTGAAAGCAGTTCATGGTTTGGACGCTGAACAAGAATTGGCTAACATTCTTTCTACAGAAATTTTAGCTGAGATCAATCGTGAAGTTGTTCGTACAATTAACTTGACAGCTACAATTGGCGCACAAGAGAACGTTACAACTGCTGGTACTTTCAACCTTGACGTTGACTCTAACGGTCGTTGGTCTGTTGAGAAGTTCAAAGGTTTGATGTTCCAATTAGAACGTGAAGCTAATGCGATTGCTAAAGCAACTCGTAGAGGTAAAGGTAACGTATTGCTATGCTCTTCTGACGTAGCTTCTGCATTACAAATGGCTGGTGTATTAGATTACACTCCAGCACTTGCCGCTAACAACTTGAACGTTGATGATACAGGTAACACATTCGTTGGTGTATTGAATGGTCGTTTCAAAGTTTATATCGATCCATACTTTGCCGCAACATCTGGTACACACTATGCAACAATCGGTTACAAAGGCACTTCAGCTTTTGACGCTGGCTTGTTCTACTGCCCATACGTTCCATTGCAAATGGTTCGTGCAGTTGGTCAAGACACATTCCAACCAAAGATCGGCTTCAAGACACGTTACGGTATGGTCGCAAACCCATTCGCAACATCTGCCGCTGACGGTACTATTGCGTTCGCTAACAAGAACATTTACTACCGCAGAATTGCAATTACTAACTTGATGTAATTGATTAAACCGAGAATACATCGGTATTTAAAAGAGGACCTTAGGGTCCTCTTTTTTTGTCTGCATAAATAGAAGACAAGAGGAGATAATATGTCAACGTTACCTATAGAACCATTCAATAAAAGTTTTCTTTCTAATAACAAATTTGATTTTGTTCTTAAAAGAATTCCTAACTTTACATTTTTAGTTCAGAGCGTTAATTTGCCTGGACTCACACTTGCGTCTACGTCAATCAATACACCGTTCTCTGCTGTTAGTGTTCCAGGAAATCAAATTACATTTGGAACATTGTCATTAACATTCATGGTAGATGAAGATATGCAATCGTGGTATGAATTATACAATTGGATTGTTCAGTTGGGTAATCCTAAAGGGTATAATAAAATAGGCACTTTGACGGGACCGGCAGGGTCAACATCAAACCCACTATCAGATGCAACATTATTTGTAAAAACAAATTCTAATAATCCAAATTTTCAATTTAATTTTATTGATGTGTATCCTACTGAATTGGGAGAAATGAATTTCACATCTTCAGATAGTGGACAAGAATTTATTACTGCTTCAGCAACATTTAATTATGGATATTATGAAGCAGTAAGAATTTGACATTTGCCTAGGAATGTGTTATTATGATGAATACAAATATTGACTTGAGGAATTATTATGACGTTGGACCAAATGATGGAAGAGTGGAGATTAGATGCTACAGTTGACTCCACAGAGTTAGGTATCGCATCTTTAAAGATACCAGAACTACACAGTAAATATCTCAAAATTTATTTTGACGAAAGACGCAAACTCAAAGCACTTGAGTTTCAAAGCAAAGATTTATCTTTGAAGAAGTATGAATATTACAATGGAAAACTTTCACAAGAAGAACTTGACGAACTTAATTGGGAGCCTTTCGTTAAGCGTTTGATGAAGAATGAAGTTGACATGTACCTTGACTCTGATAAAGATATTATACAGAACAATGTTCGCATAATCAATCAAAAAGAAAAGTTAGCGTTTTTGGAAGAAGTACTTAAGAACGTCAACCAACGCAACTTTCAGATTAAGAACGCTATAGAATGGAAGAAGTTTACGCAAGGTGTACAATAAACTCTATATCTCAAAAGTAGATGAAGTCTACGCACACATCAAGTGTGAGAACTCCGATGCAATGGAGTTGAATGAATACTTCACGTTCTACGTTCCAGGCTACAAATTCATGCCCGCATTTAGAAACAAAGTGTGGGATGGAAAGATACGCCTATTCAATTCTCAAAACAGACAAATCTATTATGGCTTGATTCCATACTTAGAGAAATTTGCTAAAGAACGTGATTACGTAATTGAGTTTGATGAATCAGTAGAAACGTATGATGAATTTTCTGTAGCAGAAGCAACAGACTTTATTGATACTCTAGGCATTCCATTTGAAGTGAGAGACTATCAGATTCAAGCATTCATTCATGCAGTACGTAGCAGAAGAAATCTATTAGTATCACCCACAGCATCTGGCAAGTCGCTTATCATATATCTCATTGCGAGATATTTAAATTGCAAGACTCTTATCATTGTTCCCACTATCTCACTTGTCGCACAGTTATATAAAGACTTTGAAGACTATGGGTTTGAGAGTGATAAATACATACATCAGATTATGTCAGGTGCAAGCAAAGAAACTGATTGCCCCATTGTCATATCTACATGGCAGTCAATTTACAAGATGCCAAAAGAATGGTTTGATGAATTCGAATTAGTTGTTGGAGATGAAGCGCATTTGTTTAAAGCAAAGTCGTTGATATCAATTCTAACAAAACTGACAGAGTGTAAGTATAGATTTGGTCTGACAGGTACGTTAGATGGAACACAGACGCACAGATTAGTATTAGAAGGATTGTTCGGTAAAGTCAAACAGATAACAACAACAAAAGAATTGATTGACTCTGGACGATTAGCTAAGTTTAGAATTAAAGCATTGGTGCTTAAGCACAACGAAGAGTCATGTAAGCTAGGTAAGAATTTTAAATATCAAGATGAGATAAATTATATTGTAGGTAAGCCGTCACGTAATAGATTCATTAGAAATTTAACTATGAGTTTAGAAGGTAATACTCTTCTACTGTATCAATTTGTTGACAAGCATGGCAGAATATTGTATAATATGCTTAAGGACGCAGTAGAAGAAAATAGACCTGTATTCTTTATTCATGGTGCGGTTGGCGTAGATGAAAGAGAAGAAGTTCGTAGGATTACTGAAGAAGAAGAGAATGCAATCATCGTGGCATCATATGGAACATTCTCTACTGGTATTAATATTCGTAATCTACACAATGTTATTTTTGCTTCACCAAGCAAGAGTAAGATTAGAACACTACAGTCTATTGGGCGAGGATTGCGTTTAGGGAATAATAAAAAAGAAGCTGTTCTATATGACATATCAGATGACATGACATATAAGAGTAGAAAGAATTTTACGTTAGAACATTTCATCGAAAGGATGAAAATTTACAATGATGAAAAGTTTGAATATAAAATTTATACATTTAATTTAAAGGACACCTAATGTTTTGTAAAATATTAAAACTATCTAGTGGTGATACCGTAATTGGAAACATTATCGAAGAAACAAAAGGATTTGTTGAAGTACATAGACCTATGAGAGTTGTCATTGTACCTAAAGCAGGTGCTGAAGAATTTGCATATCATTTTTCTATGATGAAATGGGATCCACTTTTTGATTACAATCTTCCTGTTAGAATTTTTAAACAAAACATTACAACAGTAGGCGAAGCATCGAAAGATGTATTAAATGTATATGAAGAATTGTATGAACAGTTCGAACAAGGCGAACATAACAATGAAATTAATTTGAAGAGTGATGATGAAATTAGTGATAAACCAATCATTACAACATCTAATAATCAGATACTACATTAAGTCTTTATCAAACAGGACACAGCAATGATACCTCATTGTCAAGTGTTTGTCAACTAACTGAGGTGAAACATGAGCATTACTACCACTATCGTGAAAACAAAAGAAAAGCATTACGTAAACAATGAACATTTCCTACAGGAGATGGTTGTATTTCGTGCGGCTGTTAAAGAAGCAGAAGCAACTAATGGCGAACGCCCAAGAGTACCTGAGTACATTGGCGAGTGTTTGTTTAAGATTGCAACGCACTTAGCACGTAAACCAAACTTTGCAAACTATACATTCAAAGAAGATATGATATCAGACGGCATTGAAAACTGCTTACTGTATATTGATAACTTTGATCCAGAAAAGTCTAAAAATCCATTTGCATACTTTACTCAAATTATTTACTATGCGTTCTTGCGAAGAATTCAAAAAGAGAAAAAACATTTATACATAAAATATAAGAGTATGGAGAATGCCGTTATCATGCAGTTGGTTGAGAATAATGGAGAAGAATATGTGTCTGGTAATTTGAATGGCGCACTTCACGATTCTTATAGCGAAGAATTCATTAGTGATTTCATTAATGCGTTTGAAGATAACAAAGAAAAGAAAATTGCCGCAGCCAAACCTAGAAAGAAAAAGAAAGATGCCGCAGTTTCTGTATTTGATGAGTTTATGGAGAAATTAGATGCAAACCCCGATTCCAGCCCAACTTGAACATTGGCTAAAAATTGTTGAAAATAAAAAAGCACCTAGAGACTTAAGAGAGTCGGCAGTCTTGCATTTGACTGCAATTCGTGATATAATCAACAAGTCTTTAGGTACAACAATTAAGAAACAAGGTTTAAGTAAATATGAGAGTATGTCTATTAGGTGATACACATTTTGGTGTTAGAAATGACTCCAAAGCATTTCACGCATACTATGAAAAGTTTTATGATGAAACATTCTTTCCGCAATTAGCAGAGAGAGGTATTCGTACAATCATTCAACTTGGTGATTTGTTTGATAGACGTAAGTACATCAACTTTCATTCCCTTATGGAAAGTCGTAGATACTTTTTTGATAGATGTGTCGAAGAAGGCATTACACTTCATGCATTGATTGGTAATCACGATATATTTTGGAAAGAAAGTCTTGAAGTTAATTCTCCAGACTTGTTGTTGCGTGATTACCACAACGTTCGCCTGTGGCAAAAACATGGAACATTAGAAATCGATGGAATCAAAATTGATATGATACCATGGATTTGTAAAAGCAATGAAACAGAAATTTTTGAATTCATTAAGAACAGCACATCATCTATGTGTATGGGACATTTTGAACTTGCAGGATTTCCATTGTCTAGAGGCGTAGATAGCCACGATGGTATTGACTATAAGTTTCTAAGCAACTATAATAGAGTATTCAGCGGACACTATCATACTTTTTCCGAACACGATAGCATTACGTATGTGGGTACACCATATGAACTCTTTTGGTCGGATTATCAAGACCAAAAGAAATTTGCTATTCTAGATACAGAAAGCATGAAAGTTGAATATGTAAATAATCCACACAGAATGTTTTACAAAGTTAACTATGATGATGGTGTTGATAAACTGAAGATTGAAGACTTAAAGAATATGGACTTCTCTAAGTATGCAAATGCTTATGTGAAAGTTGTCGTTGTCAATAAACAAGATCCATACTTATTTGAAAAACTAGTTGATGAAATATATAAAGTAGGTCCAGTCGATGTTACAATCGTTGAAGACTTTACAGAATTTAGTGAAACAGAAGATGAAGAAATTGTTAATCAAGCTGAAGACACTATGTCCATTCTATCTAAATTTATTGATGGACAAAGTTTGAGTATCAATGATCCGAATAAACTTAAAACATTGATGCGTGAACTTTATGTTGAGGCACTATCTACAGAAAACATTGAATGATTATTTTTCGTAATTTACGTTGGAAGAACTTCCTAAGCACTGGCAACTTTTTTACTGAACTTAAATTAGATAACGACAATACAACATTGATTGTCGGCTCTAATGGTTCAGGTAAATCAACCATGCTTGATGCATTGACATTTGTTTTGTTCGGCAAACCTTTTCGCAGTATTAACAAAGGACAACTTGTAAATACTATCAATGGTAAAGATGCAGTCGTTGAAATTGAATTTGATACAGGCAACAAGTCATACAAAATCGTTCGTGGTATTAAACCAAATGTGTTTGAGATTTACTGCAATGGACATTTAGTCAATCAAGATGCCGCAGTCAAAGACTATCAAGAACATCTAGAGAAATTCATTCTCAAACTCAATTACAAATCGTTTACTCAAATTGTTGTATTGGGTTCAGCATCATTTACTCCATTCATGCAATTGTCTGCAAGTGATAGACGTTCTATCATTGAAGACTTGTTAGACATCCAAATCTTCTCACGCATGAATAGTGTTCTCAAAGATAAATTTCTTTTGTTGAAAGAAAAACATTCACAGTCAAAGTATGCAGTAGACTTGAAGAGTGAAAAGATTCAATATCAGATTCAGTTTATTGATTCGTTGAATAAGAACAACGCAACTCAGATTTTATCTAAGCAACAAGACATTGCAAATACTCAGCACTTGATTACAGAAAGTGAAACTAAATGTGCGACAATGCAATCAAGTTTGTCGGAAATGATTACACAAATTTCAGACAAATCTAAAGTCGATGCAAAGTTATCTAAGTTTAAAACTCTACAACAAAGTCTAGTAAAGACTCATAAAAAAATTGATACCGACATTGAGTTTTATCATAACAATGATGATTGCCCTACATGTAAGCAAGCAATCGGTAATGAATATAAACTGCACATTGTAGAAGAGAGAAATAAAAAGTTGGTTGAGGTTGATGATGCATTGTCAAAAGTTAAAACTGAACTTGATGTTGTTAATGGTAGACTTACTGAGATTGAAACAATCGCAGAACAAATCCAAACATTGAATTCGCAATTGACGTTTGAACAGAGTGAGATTAGAGTAAATAAAAAACATATTGATAATATTAATAAAGAGATTGAACGTTTGAATTCTGTTAAAGATGATGTTACTGCCGAACAAGAAAAACTTGCTACGTTGAATACAGAACTTGCAGAATTGGAATCTGAAATTAAAGTTATTGCTGAAGAACGATTGTATTACGAAGTCGCAACAAACTTATTAAAAGACACAGGTATCAAAACGAAAATCATTCGTCAATACATACCAGTCATCAACAAGTTAGTTAACAAGTATCTTGCGGCATTAGATTTCTTTGTGAATTTCAATTTGGATGAATCATTCAAAGAAACAATTAAGTCTCGCCATCGTGATGACTTTACATATGCATCATTCAGCGAAGGTGAAAAACAACGTATTGATATGGCATTAATGTTGACATGGCGTGCTGTTGCTAAGTTGAAGAACTCGGCAAGCACAAATATATTGATACTTGATGAAATTTTTGATTCATCATTGGATACAAATGGTACTGAAGACTTAATGAAAATCTTAAACATGCTTGAAGGTTCTAATTTGTTTGTCATATCGCACAAAGGCGATATTCTGCAAGACAAGTTTGCTAATGTGATTAGGTTTGAAAAAGTCAATAATTTTTCAAGGATAACAAAATGAAAATATTGAGTGAATATTATGGACAGGATTTAGATAGACAAGCAGAAATATTCTTTGATGATAATTTCTATAAAGTAAGAGCGAGAAATGAATGCGGCACTTACTTTGTTGCCTTTTTTGAAAGAGTAGATGATGCTGAAAATTTTGCAGAGAATTATGTAATGGGAGAAACACATGAACCTTGAATTAGTACCTGAATCTGCAACAGTGTTGCATGAAGAATGTTTGGAGTTTGATTTTAAAAATCCTCCTTTTGATCCAAAAGAATTAGCGCAAGCACTACACGATAAGATGGTATCCAGAGATGGGCTTGGGTTGTCTGCAAATCAAGTTGGAATTCCATATCGTGTTTTTGTAATGCGAACTGGCGATGAACCATTTGCAATATTCAACCCTAAAGTTGTTGATGTGTCTGATAAAGAAATTCCTATGAAAGAAGGATGCTTAAGTTATCCTCTTTTATTCTTAAGCATTAAACGTCCAGATGCAGTACGCATTCGATATCAAACTGTAGATGGAGAAACTACTACAGAGCGATTCATTGGTATGACTGCTAGAATTGCATTGCATGAATTTGACCACATGATTGGAAAAGTGTATACTCAAAAGGCTTCATCATTTGAAACACAACGTGCATTACGCAAACGTATGATTCTAAAACGTAAGGTAAAATAATGAAACCTTGGCAACATGGATATGACATAGAATATCTTAAAGGGCTTGAAACACAGTATGCAGACTACAATGCATATACGTTATCTCCTTTTGCAAAGTATAAAAAGAACAATATTGCAGAGTCATTGAAAAACGAAACTCTTATGGTTCTTGATGATGCAATGCTTGATGTGACAATTAACAAAGTTGCATCAGATATTACAATGCATGGCGACACAGTTATTGCTAAAAAATTAAAAGGTGATATTTCGATAGGAAAACTTTCTGGTAACATCAATACGATCAAACAAAAAATTTCTATGATAGTTGGAAATAATTTTTGGTTGACTGTATGGGCAGAAAACAAATCACATTGTGCAATGGCTGAAGAGTTAGGTTTCTGTTATGTTGGTCCAAAGATTACAACATATGGAGAAGTACATGCGATTTATTTTAAGAGTAACAGTCCTATTCCACGTTCGTTTCCTAAAGTAGAATCAACAGAATATCTAAGCATCAAAAAGATTGGTACAATCACATCAGAGTTTATTGAATCTGTTTCTGCTAAATTAGCAACGTTACCTGCATTCACAAATCATTACAGTAACTACAACAAAGACAAAGCATGGTCTGCATTGTCACTACGTGGTTATCGTCCAGAATCAGACTTCATTACAAAGCCTTCAGAGATGAATGATGACTGGAAAGAAAAAAACAAAGACGTAAAATTTGAATTGCAAGACACACCACTCTATGATATGTTTCCTGAAGTGCGTGAGTTGTTGAGTAAATACAAAGAAGTGCATCGTGTTCGTTTCATGCAATTGAAACCTGGCGGTGGAGAACTAGAACGACACACCGATCAAGTTGATAAAGACTCTGGTGGCTCTAAAGGCAAACTAGCAAGACTACACATACCAATCATTACCAATCCAAACATGATTTTTACTGTGTGGGACACAAAAGGTAATCCACAAAAGGTACATATGGAAGTTGGAGACTTGTGGTTCTTAGATACACGTAAGCCACATCAAGCAATCAACAATGGAACGGATAATAGAATTCACTTAGTCATCGATGCAATTTCTGAAGGAGAACTGTATGAGTCGCTTGTATCCTGAAGAAGTTTCTGATATAATCAAAGATTGGAAAGACCCAAACCCCGCACCGATAGTTGAAATGCACAATGGATTTTATGTTGTGCGTGATGACTTGTTAGAGTATGGAAGTAAAAGTCGATTCATTGACTATCTTGTAAAGACTACCGAATGTGATGAATGGGTCTTTGGTGGTGCAAACAAAGTTGGTTGGGGTCCTATATCATTAACACATGTGTGTAATCTCTATGGAAAAAAAGCAACGTTCTTTATGGCTAAACGCAAAGAGCCTACATGGCATCAGCAAAGAGTGCTTGACCTTGGAGGCACTATTCATTGGGTTGACAATGGTATGCTTACTGTGACAAAAGCAAAAGCAAGACGTTATCAAGAAGAAGACACAAAGTGCAGACAATGTTTGCCTTTAGGTTTAGAACATCCATCTGTGCTTGCATCGATTGTTAAAGTCGCTAGAGATTTAAAAATCAAACCAACAGAGATTTGGACTGTTGCATCAAGCGGAACATTGAATCGTGGTTTGCAAATGGCATTTCCCAATGTGCCTGCATATGCAGTAGAGATTGGACATAAGATGAGTGACTACGAAAAAGGTCGTGCTGTGACAATGCGTTCACCATATAAGTATGACCAAGTAGTAGAAGAGGATCAAGCACCTCCATATCCATCTGAAAAATACTATGATGCTAAACTTTGGCAGTTTGTAGTGAGTAGCGGGAAACCAGGCGCACTAATCTGGAATGTAGCTTAATTAATATTCAAAGGAGTCGGAACATGAGTACAGAAGAAGATAAATTTAAACATTCTAAACGAATCCTTAAAGATGAAAATGCAATACGAAAGCAATTGAAAATTGCAAAAGCATATAAGATACCAGTTGAGTCTCCTCATCAATTGGCTAAACATCATGTCTTAGATTGTGGTAATCCCAATTGTGTGATGTGTGCAAATCCTAGAAAAGTTTTTAAAGAAAAAACAATTCAAGAAAGACGTTTCGAACAAACTGAAAAATTCGATAATGATTAAAGAAAAATATCTTGGCGCATACATGAAGACTGCAAGAGTCTTTGCCGAATTGAGTAGCGCAAAACGTAAGCATGTTGGTGCGGTTGTCGTTAAAGATGACCGCATCATCTCAATTGGCTACAATGGTATGCCAAGTGGGTGGGATAACAATTGTGAATACGAAGTAGAAGAATTTCAAACAGAATATGGAGTAGGATCGAAACTTGTTAAAACAGGCGAATTAAAGACTAAACCCGAAGTTCTCCATGCAGAGTCTAATGCAATTGCAAAACTTGCTAAGTCTACCGAGAGTGGTGATGGTGCAAGTATGTTTATCACTTGCGCTCCATGCATGGACTGTGCTAAAATGATATTTCAAACAGGTATTAAAGAGGTCTTCTATGCCGAAGATTATCGTGATGATGCAGGAATCAGTTTCCTAAATAAATGTGGAATAACAGTAAAACAGATAACATGACAAAACATTTTTATGAACGTAATGATTGGTTGTTGAACCATGAAACAAACAAGACATTTGAAGAAGTGCAATGGATGAGTGAAGACGAATTTCGTCAATGGTTCATCGATTTGCGTAAAGCAGTTGTACACTCATGGGACACTATGGGTCAACCACCAAGAGTTGGTTGGGATGAAGGTGCAATTAAAAAGCAATTCAAAGAGATGTATGGATTTCCTGTGCATGAGTTTGAACATGTAGATGAGTTGACTGGTGAGAAAGATGTAATTCGAAACACTAGCGTAGTTGGCAATGCGGCTAATCAATGGTTTCCAACTATGATGAAGACACGTATCAACTATACTAAAAATGATGATGGTCTTTCAATCTATGACCACTTTCTAAAAGATGAATTACTTGAGAAGACATTGAAGTATTCTAAACGACACTTCAAACGTGATTCATTCTATGCATATTCAAATACAGTTAAAGTCAATGAGATTATTAACGTTGGTTCTTACAATGTAAAGTTTAAGAACGGCAATGATTTTGTTCGTTGGTTTGAAGAGAACAACATTCGCCAGTATGGTTATGATTATTGGGTAGAGAGTCGTGATGACGATGAAGAGTATACTGGCTACAACGAAGAACTCAAAGGTGCAAAGTATCTTGAAGTAACGCAAGATATTCTAGATACAATTCCATCTAAGTCCACAATGAATATTAAATCGCACGACCAAACAAAGTATCGTCTGCGTATGTACAAGTATGGACAAAAGATTTTTCCTGTCGGCTTGAAAGCATTCCGTGTATCGTGGTGCCAATATGCTGTTAACTTCCCACCATTGACTGCAAAACTACTTTATGAAAAATTTACTAGACACGTTAAGAACCAAGATAGAATTGTTGTTTACGATCCCTCTTCTGGTTGGGGTGGGCGCATTTTGGGTGCTATGGCTTCTCGCACTTCTCTTCCTTTACACTATGTGGGTACTGATCCTAATACCGATCACACTATTAATGGCGATAGCGGCAGTCCTAGTACTAAATATGCCGACTTGGCTAATTTCTATAACTCCGCAAAGAACGAAGGAGTTTTGTTTGAACAGTCCAACACTT